ACCGACACATTGTTGGTGTTGGTCCAGTCAGGGGCCACCGGGTCCGCACCGGGGCCTGCTATGGCGATACAGTTGGTCAGGCCACTGTAATCTGCTTCCTCATGCCACTCAAAGTAGGGGGTGCCCAGTCCCACGATGTTGAAGTCATCAAACCGGGCCGCACCTGTCGCCTGCACACCAAGGCCATAGAGCGTGGCCGTCTGATTGAAGGTCTGACTATTGAGCGTCAGCTTCAACACATTGTTCACATAAATCTTGTGGGTGGCACCGGTCGTTATCACCTTCACGGTGTCCCCAGCAACGGGCACCGTGGATATGATGCCGCCCACATTGGTGAACACACCACCCTGGTACTTATACACCGCATAGTCGGTAGACGTGGCCTGAACAATCCACCCTTCCCACTTGTAAGCGGTGAGGGGCAGGCTCGTGGCCCGATACACGAGCCGGATAGGGGTCTGAAGGGCCGCAAACTTGACCGTGGTGGTGACATCAGCGGTGCCGCCATCGATGACGGCTGCGTAGTCGTGGCCTGCGGATGCCACCTCTAGGTATGCCTGTGAGCCGTTGGTGTTCCAGATGCCGACAAGCTGCTGCCAATCGTTGCCGGTCGGCGCCTGCCCAATCTGGCGGTTCGCATCATAGGACCGGCTGAAGGCGTCCTGTGCGATAATCACCGTGCGGTCAATGCCATCGGTCAGCGGCAGCGGTTCCTGTGGGCCGGTCAAACCCGCATAGTAGTGGAACATTCGCACCAGATTGCCGGTGCCGATGGCTGCCGGGTTAGACCACTCACCAGTCACATACCAGCGACGGTAAGTGACACCTGCTGCTGTGCCGGGGTCCGCCGCATACGCCTTGATGATGTCATAGACACTAGTGCGATACCAGCCCTGTGTTGACGTGCCCAGGTAGTCCACGAACGGGCCGGACACATAGGTATGGGCATCCCAGGTCCCTGCGAGATAGCCGTGGTTCTCAATCAGGTCCTGTATGCGGCTGGTGTCATAGCGTTGGGCAGTGGCGGTGAAGGCGATGTACGGAACATGAGCGTTCAGGTCCCGCTCAAAACTCTCCACTGTGAAGGACACAGACGCACCGCTCGGCACCGGGTCCCGCTTGCGTAGCACAATACGCCCCGCAAACCGGTAGTCGTGCAGGTTGGTGCCGAAGGCGTTGTTGACAAAGTAGACCACTTCCATGCCACCGGCTGGCGTAATCGGCAGCAGGGCATTGTCACCAACCCGGCTAGTAAGCAGGCTCACGTCAAGCTGGCTCACGCCACCTTCGGCTTGTGGTGCCTCTTTCACCGCCAGGATGTCTACCCATGACGACACATCGTACCAGCTATTGCTGGCCCATGTGTCCTGAATGTATAGCCGCCTATCCTCAGCCAAGGTCTACTCCACGGTTGTTGATGTGCTTGCGCTGCGCCACATCAGTCAGCCAGCGTGACACAGCGGGTGGTGGGGTGACGTTCAACCCGTTAATGATAACACCGGCCTGTACCGTATTGCCAGCCGACACAGGGGCAGCTAGGTTGCTGTTAGGGCTGATGTAGAGGCCACGGCGGGTGACTAAGCCACTCTCAGGGCCATTCTCACCCACCACCACACGAGTGCCAACCGGGGCAAAGCCACCGCTAGCCAGCATCATGGTGCCACCACCCCCACCACCGGCTGCCGAGCCGGTGCCGCCAGCGTTGCCCGCACCAGCACCAGCGCCAGCACCAGCGCCACCGGGCGCTGCGAACGTCGCAGCAATGGCAGCCTGAACCTGACCTGCCCCGGCAGACAGAGCCGCCAAAAATCCCTCAATCATGCTGTCGGCCACAGCGGCTGCTTCGGTGCGGACCCCAATGGCCATTTCACCCAGGCTATTGTTTACTTCATCCTTGAGGTGATTGAGCAGGGCTACCCATTGGAATGTCACCGTAGTCAAGGCAAGGTCGGTGCCCCGGCCCAGGTTCCAGAAAAAGCCCTGGTCATCCCCACGGAACAGCATGTTGATGAGCGTGCCGTCTTGAGTAAAGGGGCCAAAGAAGATGTTCCAGGCATTGCGGATGCCCTCACCGAAGGCGGTGATGGCGGCCACGGCCTGCTCCTGATTGGCGGCCACGCCACCGGCAAACCCTTGTATCAGGTAGTCACCGACATCATGCATCTCAGTCGATGGTGAGTGGATGCCGAAGAAGTTCTTGATAGCATCCAGGGCACCCTGTGCGATGCCGATGATGAAATTGACCACCTGCTGCTTACCGCTGGACAGGGCACCCACCAGCCCGTCAATAATGCTCTGGCCCATACGAACCGCGTTGACACCGAGCGTCACTGCCTCTTGCAGCAGCCAAGTGACCACGGCATTGCCGAATTCAGACAGCTTGCCGCCGATATAGGGCATGACGCTGGTGCCAATCCAGTTCAGGAAGGCACCGGCCCACTCGGCAAGCTGCTTGACGATGGCCGGTAAGGCGGTGCCGATAATCCATCCACCCAGGCTGCCAAGTAGCTGGCCCAAAAAGCCAATCAGCTTGGGGATTTGCGGCACTACCCACGACACAAAGGCCAGTGCCCACTCCGCCAGCTTGCCGATGATGGCCGGTAAGGCGGTGCCGATGAGCCAGCCCACCAGGCTGGCCAGCAGCTTGGCTAGTTCACCGAGCAGTGGCCCAATGCGCGGGCCAACCCAATCCACGAAGGCTGATGCCCACTTGCCCAGGTTGGTCATCAGGGTCGGCAGGGCGGTGCCTGTAATCCAATCCCACATGCGGCCTGCTAGGATGCCTAGCTGGTTTAAGAGGGGCGGGATTTGTGGGCCAACCCAGTCTACAAACGCTTTGGCCCACTTGCCTAGATTGTCAATAAGGGCTGGTAGAGCAGTGCCTAGTATCCAGCCCAGCACCGAGCCGAGCAACTGGCCCAGGAAACCCAGCAGTGGTGGTATCATCGGCAGCACCCAGTTGACCAGGGCCTGTGCCCACTCCATCAGTTTGGCCACCCAGCCGGGCAGGTTCGCACTGAACCAATCCCATGCGGCCTGTGCCCACGTCTGTAGCTGGGCCAGGAACGGTGGTATCATCGGGCCAATCCAGGCAACGAAGGCAGTGCCGAGTTGCACCAGGGCATTAGCGACATTGGGCAGAAGGGTCCCCATGATGAAATCCATCAGGCTGCCGCCGATTTGCGCTACAGCGGGCAGTATGGCACCGACAGCGGTGCCGAGTGCCTGCCCAACGTCGCCACCAGATGTGATGGTGTCCCACAGGGTCTGAAGGGCTTGTTCAATAGCCACAAAGCCGTTCACCACCGCTCCGATTGTGCCGGTAGATGCGCCTAGTGCTTCTAGGCCAGCGGCTAGGTTGTTGCTGATAAGGTCGCCCACCGCGCTGATAAAACCCTCACCACTGGACAGGGCATCAAAGAATGCCTGGAAGTTGGCGACCACATCACCAATATACTGGCCTAGAGCCGCTAGGGGGGCCGGTAAGCCCTGGATGAAGTTGGTGATGTCCATACCACCACCTTCGGCCAGATTAGCGCTCAGGAAGGCTGTGAAGCCGTCCACGAACGGTTTGGCCATGTTCCACGCCTGGGAGATGAGGTTGAGACCACCACCGATGACGGTAGTGAGCAGATTGCCGAGTGGTGGGCCAATCGTGCCGATGATGGTGCCTAGCACGTTCAGCGCACCACCCAGGCCCTGTGCGAACATGGTGGCGACGGTCGTGAGTGCGTTCTTGACATCATCGGACCCTAGGAACGTCAGCAGGCTGCCAAGATTGTCCTTGAGCGCATCAAAGATTGGCTGCATCATCATGCGCTTGGTCTGCCCCAGCCAGTCTTGCAGGTTGCCGACCATACCATCAAAGGTCTTGGATTGCTCTTCCATCATGCCGCCCATGCTGCCCTGGATATGATGGACGATGGCCTTGAAGGTATCATCGACTGAGGACACCAGGGCACCGGACTTGTCAAACTTGATGCCCTCACCACTCAGTTGTTCCCGCGTGACAATGCCTAGCTCCTGTAGGCGGCTGAGGGCCTCACCAGTGGCACCAGAGGCAAACTTGCCGAAGGTGTTGGCTAGCTCGGCAAAGTCGGCACCAGAACCGGCAGCACTGTCACCGACCACCTTCAACACATCGGTGGTGGACAGGCCAAACCGTTTCATGCTCTTCTCACCTTGTAGGCCAAATGCCTCAAGGACCTTACCGGCCTGTACCACCTGGGGTAGCTCAAACGGGGTGGTGGCTGCGAATGTGGATAGCTCACCAATGCGTGCCTTGGCCCGTTCCATGCCCTTGGACATGTCATCGGACCCTTTCAGCAACACACCGAACTGGGTGGTGAAGGTCTCAAACTGGGCGTTGCCGGACACCAGCCCACTGGCAAGGTCGCCAACAGATGAGGCGAACATGCCGATACCAGGGGCAGCCTTGGCTAATTCCAGGGCACCACCGAGTGCGCCTTGTAGGAACGATTTAGCGTGTGGCTCGGCATCTTGAGCAGCGGATGCGGTGTCCTTGATGTCCCGCTGTGCCGATTTCATGCCGGTGTGCAGGCTGTCGGTGTCGGCACCGACCTTGACTTGTAGTTCTGCGATGGTGTTGCCCGGCATACCTTGGCTCCCTATGTGTTGACGGCTTGCTGGTGTAGGGCACGCAGGCGTTGGCGCTGTGCGCGTGATTTGCGCTCTGCCGGGGGCAGGCTATCCACATAGGCTGTGGCGTCTGCGCGGGCACCAATCACTATCTCAGCCGCCTCATACCAGAAGTCCAGCACCGGCAGGTCATCAGTATTGGCCGGGTAGCCGTCAATCCGCCACGGCTCGGCACCCGCGCCAATCTCCACCCACAGCGCCACCCGGTCATAGAACCACGGCACCTCACCATCATCTTCTACCGGGTCATCAATAAGCGCAACATATAGCTGTTGCCTTATCCTTTTTTTTCATTGCGCTCTTTCACCAGCGCCAGCATAATATCTTGCATAATCAGCGGGCGCAGGGCAATGATGTTGTCGCGGGTCAGCGGCTCGGCAAGGTTCCACGAGTACAGCACACGCTCAAGGTAGTCCGCCATGAAATCGGTCATGGCTACCTCATCCCCTTCGGCTTGTAACCGGTCCAGAGTGGTCTTGATGTGCGGGTCCAGTGCCTCAGAGCGCAGATACTCCACCACTAGCTCACCGGGCATACCACGGTCGGCATACACATCAGCCGACTGGCGGTGGGTGAGGGCATGGAGCCGCCTGATAGACGGTGGGCCAGGGGGCAGTGGGCTAGTAGCAGGCTTGGTGGGTGCTGCCTCACCGTCCACGTCCACAGCAGGGTACAAGGCAACCACATTATCAGGCGGGTCAGTTGTGCCTTCGGCACGGTTGTGCGGCTCGGTAGGGTGCTGCTCCGCTTCCATCATGGCCCGCACACGCGCCACTAGTTCTGGATTGAGGTCGCTATACTCGTCACCTGTAACGGGCATCTAGGTTGTCTCCTAAAGTTTTGGGGGTCGGATTACATCCCTGGCCCACTGCGGGCCTCTGAGAGCCGCTAGAACGCTCTAGAGACCAACTAGCGGGCCAGGGTTCATTGCCGCGTTAGACGGCTGCGACCTTGTTGACCACCGTAATCTCAAACGGCTTGAGGGTGCCACCGGGTTCAGGCGTGATACGCATCCCCCAGGTGTTGGTAGCCAGACCGTTCTCATCGTCTTCACCGGGCACCGAGTTGACCACGGCGCAGAAATCAGCTTGCAGCATGTAGTATACCGCACCGCTGATTTGCGGACCAAGGACCTTGGCGCGCAGAAACACGGTAGCACCACGGCGCATCACGTCCATGTTCACCGGGTCGCCATAGTCGGGCAGGATAGCCGTCCAGACCACAGTGCCATCGGTGACGGTGCCCCCGATGGTGGTGGGCCATGTCGGCTCAGAGGCACCGGTAGTGCCTGCGGTCGTCACCTTGAACACGAGCAGCCCAGTGCCGGTGAGCCGGGTCCGCACGACACCGAGCGTATAGGCAGTGGTGGCCTGCCATGCGCCGACATAGTTCACATCAGCGCCCAGCTTGAGGCTGAGGCTGGCATCCAGGTCGGCACTCTCGGTGATACCGGCAAACGAAGGCAGGCTGCTGTTCATGGGGTAGAACGGGTTGTAGCGGCTACCAATCTTAAACTCAAGATTGAAGCCACGCAGGATTTGGGTAGGACTGACCGACAGATTGGCCCACGTATCTGCGTAGAACAGGTCAATCAGCTTGGGCGTGACCAGCGCGTTCTCGATGGGGGTGGGGCTGGTGGTCATAGCTGTAGGGAACGTGACCTGCTGGCCCATGACGGTGCCCGACAGCATGGCCTCTTTGCGGGCAAAGGTCATGGTGAGGTCATTCCAGAACACATGCGTGAACTGGCGATTGTAGTGCCCGTTGCCACGCTGCGCCACGAACGTCTGGATGGTGTCCGGCCCATTGGGGTTGGGGCTGTAGACACGAGTTTGTGAGGAACCGGCACCACCGGTCGGTGTCACCTTCTTGATTATGCTCTCAAGTGGCCAGATGACCTCACTGAAGGACATGGGGCACGAGTAGTCACCGCTGGACCACTCATCACCCGGCACCACACTGTTGACGAACTTGCTGCCCTCACCTTTGTACTCATTGAAGTCACCCTGCGAACTGAGAGTGTACTTGGAGTTAGGCAGCCTGCGGTTGGCGTTACCACCAGCACCAGGGCTAGCTTCGGCACCGATTTGGCCGACAATGCCCAGGATGCTGTTGTCTTGTGTACCCTGTGCCATGTGTAAGTCTCCTACGAGCCGCTGCGCGGCTGTGCCGTGATGTGATAGATGCCACCGCGTGTGAAATACGTCACGCCATCAAGCACTTCGGTGGGTGGGGTGTGGGATTGCTGGTACTCACAGCCATTAACGCGACCTTCGGATGTGTCGCCCACAGCCCCGTCAAGCACGCTGTTGATGATGGAGTTGGCACGGCGCACAGTGTCCGCATCATCACCCAACCCGACCACCTTCACCAGCCATAACCCATCGCCCCACACCACTTCCGGCAAGGCGGATAGGATGGTCATGCCGCCACTCTGGCTCTGGCACACCACATAGGGCTGGTCGGTCACACCTTCCTCTGGTGCTAGTTCCCAGTAGACCTGTGGCAAGCCTGTGACCGTGTTGCGGCCAATCAACTCCAACAACGCAGCCGACGCAAACAACGTCTGCGTCAGCCATTCCTCAACGATGGTGTCCAGGTCAAAGACCGTGTTCACAGCCGCCCCACCTGCTTCATCGCCATCACGAAGGCGTCACGGTGTTCCTGCACCGCAGGCCAGAAGTAAGGCCGGGCCGCCATTCGCACCGTGCCATACTCCAAGAACTTGGCATATTCAGCCGTCACTTCCACCAGTCCGTGCAGGCTATCCAGCATCCGTGCCCTCACACTGTTGAGCAGAGTGCCGGTATCAGTGGCCGGGGGTTGGCCGGGGGCTGAGGCTTGGTGAGTGCGGCGGCCCTTACCACGCTTGGTGGTGCCCCCGGCCTTATAGATGCGCCCGGTGCCAGGGCGGCTGAGGTTAGTCTTGATAGTGCCCTCAATGTCGAATGTGGTCTTACGCACAACCAGGCTGGCCCGCTGCCCCACTGCTGGGGCATACGTGCCGGTATGGTCATACTTGATGACCGGTTCGATGTTAGGCACCAGCCTTGGCCACCTTAGCGGCATCCCGCTGGGCCGCGCTAGCGGCATCCAGAGCCGCTTGTGCTTCGGCAAGGGTGTCAGCGTCCACCGCACCGGCAGGAACGGCTTGAGCGGGCTGCTCTGTTGCGCTAGCGGGTGCTAGGGCCGGGTCGCTCAGGTGAGCCTCAGCCGGGGCATACTTGGGCAGTAAGTTGCCCATGTTGGCCGGGTCATAGGGCTTCACACCCGTTTCCACCGGCTGACCCGGCTTGGGGGTCTCATCATCCATCGTCAGTTCCTTTCAGAGCAGAACACCGCTACGTTGATTTGCCATGTCTGCCCGGTGATGATTTCGATGATGTCTAACTTGTGGCCCTTGATGATGAGCATGTCACTGCCATCGACATCAAGGGCGGTGTCCGGCAGGGCTGCTTCCCAGGTCACGGCATTGTCGGTCACTGGGAAGGTAGCACTGGCCCAATCCGGCTCGGCAGCCCCAGTGAGGCCACCAGAGGCTACACGCAGGGTGCCCATGTAGGGCTTGTTGGCCGGGGCAAACACCATCCCGGCCCACACATACTGGTTTGGCGGCCAGCCGGGCAGGTACGGCAGCATCACCTGCCATCCGGTTCGTTCACCGAGCCGGTCAGCATACTGTTGCTCCTGCTGGCCGGTCAGCGACAACAGCCGGGCCGGAGATGTGGCGATGATGACCGGGGTGCCGGGCCGGGTGCCCCCGGTGCGGCTACGGTCAGGGACCTGCGGAGTGCGCTGCACTTGGCACAGGTCCGGCAACGTGCGGTAATAGGCGCTACGTGCGCGGGTCAGCGCCGCCAGCGACAACAACTGGTACGGTTGCGCCACGCTCACATCTCCTGGCTGGACGGCTCATAGATACCATCGATGCCGAGCCGAAGGGTGTGGATAGAGGCACCTTCATCGGTGCCTTCCACCGGGTAGCCCAGGGTGCGTAAGTCCGCAGCCGCCATCGCAATGGCGGTGCGAACCTGCGCCACCAGGGCACCTAGCTTCTCATCCACCCCGGTGCCCGACACATTGTAACTCAGCCGGGTGCCGAGCCGGTCATCAAACAGCTTGAGGCCATAGTAGCGCAAGAGTGCCCGATAGGGCAGCACAAACTCACTGGCGACCTCAGCGGTGTCCAGGTCCTCATAGGCCGTGCCCAGCTTCAACAGGCTGTCATCCACCACGTCTTTGTACCCACTCGACGTGTCGTCTGGTGTGACGGCAGCCTCAAGCTGGTACGCGCTGTAGCGGTTGTTCAGATAACTGATGGCCTGCGTGCGGGTCATGCCCATTTAGGCACCTTCGTTCGTGGCCGGGGCCGGGGCATTGGCGACGGCCTGAGCCTGCTCCGCAACCTCAGCGGGCACGTCATTCTCAGCCAGTGCCACACCATTGGCATCGACCACCACGCCACCCGGTGCGATGAACATGCCACCGGGCCGCTTGGCCACATCGATGTTGGGCGTGGCGGGTTGGGCGGTGATGCGTGCGGTCTGAGCGGCCACCAACGCTTCGGTGACTACGCGGGTAACATCAAGCTGCTGAGGGGCCGGGGCCGGGGCCTGCGCCTTCGGCTGCTCTAGCTCGACATCCTCAGCCACCACCCGCTTCTCACTGGTAGACTTATCAGCCATTGCTCACTCCTTGGCTCTGCGTGGCCCTAGCGTTGCTAGAGCGCAAACTAGAGTGAGGGACTGGGTTGGAAGGCCCAGTCCCTCACCTCATTAGGTGATGGTCGGGATGACGTAGGTGCCGCCACCGATGTAGAGAACGGCAGCCGCAGTGCGTTCCTGAACACCCAGCCCATACTCACGCTGGAAATTGCGGGCACGCAGCCGGTGGTTCTCATCCTCATACACCAGTTGGAAGTCACTGCTGCCCAGGTCACTGCGCCGCATGGCCAGGGGCCGCCGTGCGCCAGTGTTGAAGCAGAGCATGTAGCCAGCTGGTATCCAGGGCTTAATCCACACTTCCGCCACTTGGTCAAACAGACCGATGGCCCGGTTGTACTGGTTGAAGGGCTGGGTAGTGCCCTGCGCCTGCACAGCGGTGGTCGGGTTGACGATGTTGACGGGGGTGTAGGCGATGAAGTTGCCGGTCATGGCCCGCACAGCCGCTTCCTGTGCCTGATTGATGTAAATCATGATTTGGCCGCTGCTGTAGTGTTCCGCGACCGTCTTCCACAGCCCGGTGATGTCACCGGCCACCAGCGATGCCGTGGCAAGGTAGTGGGTGTGGGTGGCGGCATTGAACACTTCACCATTGGGGCCAAACGGCATGGGGAAACCGTCAGCGTTGGCGAGTGCCTTCACCGGGATGCTGATGTGGTCTACCCAGCGGTCGGTGAAGGTGAGGTTGGTGCTGCTGAAAAGCGCCTGCTTGATGTCGCGGTAGATGCCTTTGCGGTCAGCCTTGATGGCGCTGTCCACCTGCAAGGCCAACTCACGCGGGGTCATGCGGTCAAACGCGGTGCGTGTCCACTGCAAGGCGAGCATCTTGCGCCGCAGCGGGAAACCCATGTTCTGCCCAGGCGGGACATACTTTTGGGTTTCCGGTGTGCCCATTTCATCCACTTCCACCATCTCCATGTCAACCTGCGAACCGTAGCCACGGCGCAGCCGGTCGGTGGTGGTCTCGACAAAGGTGCCGAGTGCGGTGTTGAGTTGGGCATTCACGATGTCCAGTTCTGCCTGGACCGCATCAAAGATTGCGTCTTCACCAAATTGAAGCACGGTCGTGCCGGTAATGGCGCGAATAGTGTCAAGGGTGATGACGGTGCCGTAATTTCCAGCCATCAGTCAATCATCCTTCCTAGCGCCACATGTCATTGGCCAGGACAATGCGGGCACCGTCCTGCGCCACATAGGCAATCGGCTTGGTGCCACCAGTGCTGGCGGCATCCGCCAATCCACCAGCGACCGTGCCGGACAGATAGAGCAGGGCACCGGGGGTCAGGGTGCCACTGGCATAGTTCACCGTCACGCCGAAGTAGTAGGTGGTGCCCTCACCGACCTGTGCCGGGATAAGCACCATGCCCACCACAACCGCAGCCGCATTGGCAGCCGCCCCACTGGCCTTCCACAAACGCCCATCAGCCGCCTTGAGGTACACAAGGTCGCCAGGGGCCAGCACCTCACCAGCCTTGATGCCGGTGCGCTGGCACTCGTTGCCGGGGGTCTGTGTAGCCAGCGAAGGCGTGGTGATGCGCGTGATTTCAGCCATCAGTTAGCCTCCAACTGTTACTAGAGTGTCTAGAGGTTCAGTTGGTAGCGACCGGCAGCTTGACGTTCGTATTCCTGCAACTCTTTGGGCTTGGTCGGTGTCGTGACCGGCTCTGGTGAAGGCGGGTTGCCGGGATTGCGGTTTTGGGTGCCCATGCGGGCCACCAGCGGTGCCGCAGTTTGCACCCACTTGAGACGCAACCGCAAGTCCACGTTCTCATCCGCCTTGCCAGGGTCAAGGTCAAGCACTTCCTGTGGCCAGTCCTTGATTTGCTCGTCAAGCCACTTAGCTACCATGTCGCGCCACTCGGTGACTTCGGCCTGGGTTGCTTCAAGCTGTTGCTTAAGCGTCTTAGCACGCTCCTGCTCTTGCTTGTATAGCGGTTCCCATTTACCTGCTTCCTCATTGGCCTTGCGTGTGGCCTCATCCGCTGCTTCTTGCGCGGCTTGGTCATGTTCACGCTGCCACTCTTTGCGCTTGCGCGCCAAGATGGCGTTGACCTCATTGCGGGTCAGCAGTCCGGCATCACCGGGCTTGGTCTCAGATGGCTTCGTGGCCTGAGCGCCACCGGTCTCAGCAGGCTTCGTGGGCTGAGTACCACCTTGCGCCGAAGCGTCACCAGCGGGCTGCGTATCGGCAGACGGCTCGGTGTCGGTTGGTTGCGCGGTGTCCTTGTCGGGCATGTAATTGCTCCTATACGCATAGTACCATCAGTCACCTGATGGCGTCAAGATGGTTAATAAATCCGTGTGGCCGCGTGGGGGTCAGGCTGTCGTCTGCGCTGGTCTTCCACCACAAACCCACCCACCGCCTCAGCCATGCGGTTCGCTTCCCACCATGCCGGGTCTGGAATGTGCCCCGGCACACCATTGGTGTAGATATGGGACTGCGCCAAACGTTGGGCCTGGGGAGTGTCCCCACTCCACTGCCCACGGTCGGACAAGGCCAACATGCCCACACCTGTCACCTTCACATGATA